AAGTTATCCTGCGGCGATAACTTCGCTAATTTCTGTAGAAACCCACCCCCATAGGAGTCCCAACCTCCTGCTTGCGCCTATACATATTTTTCTGTTACATTCCACGCATTTCATGGAGTGCCCTCTTTCCTCTATGCAAGAACATATCCCAGAGATCGAGTCAAACATCCCCCTGCCTGAATCGGCCAAGGAGGCGATGCCGGAGCTTTCTCCACGCGAAGAGCTTGAGATGAGAGCCAGAACAGTCAAAATGATCTCTGACCTGACAGGCAAACCCATCGAACCATCACCCCAGCACAGGGGGCAGGCTCTTGAAGCGGCCAACCAGATGCTGGGCGACAAAAACGTCAGCCCCCAACTAGCTCTTTATGAGAATGAGACCATTGCATATCTTGCTGGTCTCGTCGCTCAGCACGATACGTACGTTGTCAAAGACTTGGCTCAGATCAAAACGTATGTAGTCAACAAGTTGGTTGAGGAAACGCGCCACCCAGAGGCCAAATACAGGCTCCAAGCCCTGCGTTCACTCGGTGAAATTGACGGGGTCGATGCATTTAAGCGCCGCTCCGAGGTGACGCACAAGCAGTCCATCGAAGAAGTCGAGAAAGAGTTGCTTTCTCTGCTTGAAAAGGCTGAGCGCAGGACTGTAGACGTGCAAGCGCGGGTCGTTGACGGTGACATCACAGATGTCTAATACAGTTTTATCGCCTGAAAAAGTAGCGGAAATCAAAAAACTCCTGCCGGGTATGACGGAGGAGGGTAAAAGACACACTTTGGAGCTTCTCAAGACGTGGGAAGCCAACAAAGTACAAGTTTTGGGGCGTGATTCGCTGCTAGATTTCGTCGATCACGTCTATCCGGGCTACAAAGTTGGCCCTCATCACCGCAGACTGGCCAAAATTTTTGAGGAAATCGCCGCTGGACGCAAAAAACGCGTGATCGTCAACATCGCGCCGCGTCATGGCAAGTCAGAATTAATCTCCTACCTTGCTCCGGCGTGGTTTTTGGGTAAATTTCCCAACAAAAAGGTCATCATGGCCTCCCACACCTCTGATTTGGCGGTCAATTTTGGCCGCAGAGTGCGAAATCTGGTGGGCTCAGACCTCTACAAGGACATTTTCCCGCAGGTTGAGCTTCAGGCGGACTCGAAATCGGCCTCAAGGTGGGGGACAAACTTCAATGGCGAGTACTTTGCTATTGGCGTCGGCGGTGCCTTGGCTGGGCGCGGTGCTGATCTTTTCATTATTGACGATCCTCACTCTGAGCAAGAGGCTAAAACCGGGCGACCCGATGTATTTCTTCCTGCTTGGGAGTGGTTCCAGTCTGGTCCTTTGCAGCGTCTTATGCCCGGTGGTGCAATCATTATTGTCATGACGCGCTGGTCCAAGCTGGACCTGACGGGACAGGTTATCTCGCAGATGACACGGGAGGAAGACGTAGACCCGTGGGAGGTGGTGGAGTTTCCAGCCATCTTGAACGACAAGCCGCTGTGGGGGGACTTCTGGTCTCTTGATGAACTGCTGGCCAAGAAGGCGGGCATGGACCCCCGGTACTGGCAGGCTCAGTACATGCAGAACCCCGTCTCAGAGGAGGGGGCGCTGATCAAACGAGAGTGGTGGGAGATATGGGATAACGACAACCCACCTCGATGTGAATTTACCATCATGTCTCTGGACGCTGCGCAGGAAAACAACACCCGTGCTGACTACAACGCCCTGACTACTTGGGGTGTCTTCTACAACGAAGAGACAAACAATCACAACATCATCTTGCTCAATGCCATCAAGAAGAGGATGGAGTTTCCTGAACTCAAGCGGCTCGTGCTAGATGAGTACAAGGAGTGGGAACCTGATGCGTTCATCGTGGAGAAGAAGTCCAACGGTGCGGCGCTGTATCAGGAGTTCAGGCGTATGGGCATCCCAGTGTCAGAATACACACCGGGTAAGGGCAACGACAAGATCAGTCGAGTCAATGCAGTTGCGGATTTATTTCGTTCAGGCATAGTGTGGGCACCGGACCGTAGGTGGGCTAGGGAAGTGATCGAGGAATGCAACGACTTTCCCAGTGGCACTAACGACGACTTGGTGGACTCGACAACACAGGCGCTGCTGCGCTTTCGGCAGGGGGGCTTTATCAGACTGCCGTCTGATGAGCCTGAAGAGACTATGTATTTCAAGGGTCACCGCAGAGAGCGGTACTACACAGTTTAAGGAGCCAACATGGCAATCGAAAAAGGTTTGTACGCAGCGCCTCTAGGTATTGAAGAAGAGATGGCCCCGCCCATCGAGATTGAGATCGAGGACCCCGAGGAAGTACGCATTGGGGTGGGTGACATTGAGATTGACCTCAAGCCCAAGAAAGAAACTGACGAGGACTTCGATGCCAACCTTGCAGAGTACATGGACGATAGTGAGCTAGATGCACTTGGCCATGAACTAGTAGATGAGTTTGAGAAAGACATCCAAGACCGCAAGGAGTGGATGCAGACCTACATTGAGGGTCTGAAGCTATTGGGCCTGAAGTACGAGGAGCGTACCGAGCCGTGGAACGGAGCATGTGGTGTGTTCCACCCCATGTTGACCGAGTCTGTGGTGAGGTTCCAGAGCGAGGGCATCACCGAGACTTTCCCCGCAGCAGGGCCAGTTAAGACCACCATCATCGGCAAGGACACTCCCGAGAAGGAAGAAGCCGCTGCCCGTGTGCGAGACGACATGAACTACCAGCTTACCGAGGTGATGGTCGAGTACCGCCCCGAGCATGAGAAGCTGCTATGGAACCTGCCGATTGCTGGCTCTGCGTTCAAGAAGGTCTACTATGACCCAAGTATTGGGCGTCAGGCGGCGGTGTTTATCCCCGCAGAAGACATCGTGGTGCCCTATGGCGCGTCCAGTATCGAGAAGGCTGAGCGCGTTACGCATGTGATGCGTAAGACTGAGAACGACGTAGCCAAGCTGATTGAGGCTAGGTTTTACCGAGATGTTGACCTCGGGGAGCCGTCGCATCAACTCGACGACATCGAGAAGCAGAAGGCCGAAGAGATGGGCATGTCGGCTATTCAGGACGACAGGTACCGCATGCTGGAGATGCACGTCCAGCTTGACCTCAAGGGCTACGAGCACAAGAACAAGAAGGGTGAGCCTACGGGCATTGCGCTACCGTATGTGGTGACTATTGAGAAGGGCACTCGCAAGGTGCTGGCCATTAGGCGCAATTGGTACGAGGAGGATCAGCTTCACATGAAGCGTAACCACTTCGTGCATTACCAGTACATCCCGGGCTTTGGGTTCTATGGCTATGGTCTGATCCACCTGATCGGTGGATATGCCAAGTCGGCCACCATGATCATCCGTCAGTTGGTGGACGCTGGTACGCTGTCAAACCTGCCCGGTGGTCTGAAGTCACGCGGTCTGCGGGTCAAGGGGGATGACACTCCCATCGCACCGGGTGAGTTCAGGGATGTGGACGTGCCGTCCGGGTCTATCCGCGACAACATCCTGCCCCTGCCGTACAAGGAGCCGTCTCAGGTTCTCTACACGCTGTTCAATCAGATCGTGACAGAGGGCCGTCAGTTTGCCTCCGCTGGTGACATGAGCGTCAGTGACATGTCTGCACAGGCTCCGGTGGGCACCACCTTGGCGCTGCTTGAGCGTCAGTTGAAGGTGATGGGCGCGGTTCAAGCGCGGATGCACTTCTCGATGAAGCAGGAGTTCAAGCTCCTGAAAGTCATCATCGCGGACTATACCCCCGACGAGTACGACTACGAGCCGGTCGACGGCTCGCGTAAGGCCAAGAAGTCTGATTACGACATGGTCGATGTCATCCCGGTGAGCGACCCCAACGCCGCCACGATGGCTCAGAAGATTGTGCAGTATCAGGCGGTCTTCCAGCTTGCTCAAGGGGCACCGCAGCTTTACAACATGCCGCTGCTCCACAGGCAGATGATCGAGGTGCTGGGCATCAAGAACGCGGCCAAGCTCGTGCCGATTGAAGACGATGCAGTGCCAACCGATCCGGTTACCGAGAACCAGAATCTGTTGACACAAAAGCCGGTCAAGGCGTTCATTGAGCAGAATCATCAGGCCCACATTCAGGTCCACATGGCTGCAATCCAGAACCCAAAGATTCAGCAGATCATTCAGGGCAACCCAATGGCGCAGCAGATTTTTGCTTCTGCGATGGCCCACATCAACGAGCACGTTGCCATGGAGTACCGTCGCCAGATCGAAGAGGCGATGGGTATGGTTCTACCCGGCGAGGAGACCAACAAGCAGGTGCCCCCAGAGATGGCCGACCAGATTGCCATCAAAGCAGCCCAAGCGTCTCAGCAGTTGCTCCAGCGCGACCAACAAGAGGCCCAGCAGGCCGCAGCCCAACAGCAGATGCAGGACCCGGTGGTCCAGATGCAGATGCAGGAGTTGCAGTTGAAGATGAAAGACCTTGAACTCAAGGCGCAGAAACAGGCCACTGACGCAGCGGCTAAAGCTGATCAGATTGAGATTGAGATGGCGCGGATTGCTGCGCAGAAAGAGATTGCCGCTATGCAGATTGCGGCAAAACAGGAGGTCGATGGCGTCAAGATCGGGGCGCAGATTGCCAAAGATCGAGTACAGATGAGTCGTCCACAACGCCAACCCGAGAGGAGTAAAACGTAATGAATGATGTCATCCATGCGCTTGCGCATGTGCAGAAGGAAATTGATAAGTACCGGCAGGAGCAAGTTGCCTTTCTTGCAGCCAGCCGTGCTGATACGTTTGATGAATACAAAAAAGTCTGTGGAGTGATCCGGGGTCTTAACTTTGCAGATCATGTGATTGAGGACCTCGTGCGAAAGGTAACTAACGATGATTGATGCACTCAACCCGGCGCTTGCTGTGGACCTATCCAAGGTCCTCAACAAATCCGCCGAGCAGAAGGCAAAACAACTGCCTGAACCCAAGACGTATCACATGCTTTGTGTCGTCCCCGAGGCAATGGAGGAATATCAAGACAGCGAGGTTGGCTTGCTCAAGGATTCCAAAACCATGCACTACGAGGAGGTTCTGACTCCCGTGTTGTTTGTGGTCAAGCTAGGGCCTGACTGCTACAAGGACACCACTCGGTTCCCCAGCGGACCGTCATGCAAAGAGGGTGACTTTGTGATCGTGCGTCCCAATTCAGGCACCCGCCTGAAAATTCATGGCCGAGAGTTCCGCATCATCAATGATGAGTCGGTCGAAGCCGTTGTAGAAGACCCGCGTGCTATTACGCGTGCATCGTAAGGAGTAGATATGGCTACCAAGCAATTTGAAGAAGAGGTCTTTGAGTTTCCTGATGAAAAGGAAGAGAAGTCCAAGACCAAGTTCAAACAGGATGAGGAATCCGATGAACTGAAAATTGACATCGAAGATGACACCCCTCCCGCTGATCGTGGGCGTAAAGCAGCCCCTCCTCCGGAGGAAGTCACTGACGAGGAACTTTCATCTTACGACGAAAAAGTTCAGGCGCGGTTCAAAAAATTTACTCGTGGTTACCACGACGAGCGTAGAGCGAAAGAACAAGCTCTGCGTGAGCGGGAAGCGGCTGAAGCGTTCGCTAAACAGGTCTACGAAGAAAACAAGCGCCTGAAAGAGCAGCTTTCCACCGGCAGTAAAGCGTATATTGAGACCTCCAAGGATGCGGCGCAAGCCGAACTTGACTCCGCCAAGGAGAAGTATCGGAAGGCTTACGAGGCCGCTGATGCTGACGCTCTGGTTGAAGCGCAGACGGCAATTGCCAAGGCTACCTTGAAAATCGAGAAGGCCGAGGCGCTCAGACCTATTGAAATTGAAGAGAAAGAGGAGTACAAGCCTCCCAAAGCGGAAGCTGATGCTCCCAAGGTCAGCCCCCGAACCAAGCGTTGGCTAGATACCAACAGTGATTGGTTTGGCGCAGACGAAGAAATGACGATGGCTGCAATGGGTATTGACAAGAAATTGCAGCGCGAGTATGGTGCGGATTATGTAGGTACGGAAGAGTACTTCAAGACCATCGACCGTACCATGCGAAAAAGATTTCCTGAGTTTTTTGAAACTCAGAGCCAGGAGGATGATGACCCGCCTCCACGAAAGAGGTCAGCCCCGGCAGAGGAGGAAGAACCTCCACGCCGTGCAACAAAACCGGCAACTGTGGTGGCCCCGGCCTCCCGCAGTTCATCGCCTAGTCGTATTCGACTAAAGGCATCCGAAGCGAACATAGCTCGTCGCCTTGGGGTGCCCTTGGAACAGTACGCTAGACAGGCTGCTTTACTTAATAGAGGTGAATGATGGATCAGCAGAATCAAACCGACGCCCCCGTGCGTCAAAACAGATTGGCCCGTGCAATGGAATCGCGTGAGAAAAACATGCGTCCCCAATCCTGGCGCAATCCTGAGGCGCTGCCCAACCCTGATGATCGTCCGGGCTGGAAGCATCGCTGGGTTCGGTTGAGCATCATGGGGTCTGACGATCCCAAAAATATCTCTAGTAAGTTGCGTGAAGGATATGAACCCTGCAAAGCAGAGGAATATCCCGAGCTTATGTTGCCCGCTATTACCGAAGGCCGCTTCAAAGGTGGCATCGAGATTGGCGGATTGTTGCTTTGCCGTATTCCGGAAGAGTTTTTGATTCAGCGTATGCAACATTTTGATGCGCAGAACAGGGCTCAAATGGAGTCGGTGGACAACGCTTACCTCAGTGAAAATGACCCTCGGATGAAGAAGTTCTCTGAACGGAGCACCAAGGTCACTTTCGGTTCTGGTTCTTAAATCAAGGAGTCTTCAATGGCTTATCCCACCATCGACAAGCCGTATGGCTTGAAGCCGATCAATCTGATCGGCGGTCAGGTGTTCGCCGGACAAACTCGCCAATACCAGATTGACCCCGCCGGGTTCGCTGGTAACATCTTTTATGGAGATGTGGTGAAGCTTGTTTCGACGGGCTACATCGAAAAAGATACTGGGCAGGCAACCGCCACGCCTCTAGGTATCTTCCAAGGCTGTTCTTACGTTAACGCGCAAGGCCAGACCATTTTTGCTCAGTACTACCCCACCGGGTATGCTGCGCCCACTGGTACCGTTATCACTGCGTATGTGCAAGATGACCCCGATCTGCTGTTCAAAGCAGTTCTGGTCTCTGGCCAAACCGAAGGTGGCAACGGCCTCGTCCCGACCTACCTGAGCCGTAGTGTCATTGGCACGAATGCTGAATTGGTGCAAAACACTGGCGTGACCGCTACCGGCGATAGCCGTATTGGTCTGTATGCCACGACCAGCGCCACTACGGCAACTCTGCCGATCCGCATCATTGATGTGGTTCCCGATACTGCCAACTCGTCTGGTGACTTCGTAGAAGTGATCTGTAAGTGGAACGCTCCGTATGTGGTCTCTGCGACTACTGAAGCTGGCGGCGTCTACACTACTACCAGCACTGTGACCGGCGGTCATCAGTACCTCAACCCCGTTGGCGTCTAAGGAGTAAATCATGGCTATTTCACGCGCACAACTGCTGAAAGAGCTGCTCCCTGGCCTGAACGCCTTGTTCGGGATGGAGTACGCTCGCTATGGCGAAGAGCACAAGGAAATCTACGAGACCGAGACTTCCGAGCGTTCGTTTGAAGAGGAAACCAAGCTGTCTGGCTTCTCCGCCGCTCCGGTGAAGAACGAGGGCAGTGCGATTGCCTATGATAACGCGCAAGAGGCTTGGACCACTCGTTACACCCACGAAACCATCGCTCTGGGTTTCTCGATCACCGAAGAGGCGATTGAAGATAACCTGTATGACAGCCTGTCGGCTCGTTATACCAAGGCGCTGGCTCGTGCCATGGCTTACACCAAACAGGTGAAAGCCGCCGCTGTGCTGAACAACGGTTTCTCCAACACCTACCCCGGTGGTGATGGCGTCTCCCTGTTCAACGCAAACCATCCGCTGGTGTCGGGTGGCGTCAACAGCAACACTCCCGGTACTCAGGTTGACCTGAACGAGACTTCCTTGGAAGCCGCCGTTATTCAGATCGCCGGTTGGACCGACGAGCGTGGCTTGCTGATCGCTGCCAAGCCCAAGAAGATGATTGTTCCCCCCAGCCTGATGTTCGTGGCCAAGCGTCTGCTTGACACCGAACTGCGGGTTGCAACTGCCGATAACGATATCAACGCTATCAAGCAGATGGGCGCAATCCCTGAGGGCTACACGGTCAACCACTTCTTGACCGACACCAACGCTTGGTTCCTGACCACTGACGTTCCCAATGGTATGAAGCATTTCGTCCGCACCCCGCTGCAAAACAGCATGGACGGCGATTTCGATACCGGCAACGTCCGTTACAAGGCCCGTGAGCGTTACAGCTTCGGCTGGTCTGACCCGTTGGGTATGTGGGGCTCGTCAGGTTCGACCTGATGAAAACCTAGAAAAGGGGCCTTGTGCCCCTTTTCTTTTTCCTGTATATTGGCCACATTCCGGGGTCCCCGGCGTTTCTGACAGTCCCGGCTGACGACATGCAGACAGAACGCCCAAACGAACACTCGCATGTGAGGAATCATGGCACGTACTACGTTCAACGGCCCGGTCGTATCTCAAAACGGCTTTATCCAAGGGCATCAACTCACCACCGCCAACGCAATCAACACCAGCGCCACCGCTACTGCGGCTCAGGTTGCTGACGGCTACATCACCTCCACTTCCGCCTCCACGGTGACGATCACCCTGCCGACCGGCACTGATCTGGGCACATTTTTGGGCGCGTCTCGTGGTACCGTTCTGGACCTGTTTATTGACAACACAGCAGGCGCAAGCGTTGTTACTGTGGCTGTTAATACTAACGCAGTACTTTCGAGCGCCGCCGTTGATACCGCAGGCTCTTTTGGTGACCTGACGATTGCCGCTGGTGCAACTGGCTTGGCCCGTTTCACCCTGATGTTCTCCAGCGCAACTGCCTACACCTTCACCCGTACGGCTTAATAGGAGCGCATCATGACGATGCAATACGACGTAAAAGCCGCGTACACGGAATCCGATGCGGCGATGGTCGCGTATCCGGTACGAATCAAAGGCGCATATGTGTCTGTAACGGCTGGCGGGGTTGACCCCATCATCTTTTACGACAACGCTTCTGCCGCGTCCGGTACTATTCTGCTCAAGTTGGGCGTGACTGCTGCCGGGTGTCACACAGTGGTGATTCCCGGCGAGGGCATTCGCGCAGTCAATGGCGTTTATTGCGACACCGGCAGTTCTGCTGCGGTGACTTTGTTCTATGGCTAAAACCGCAGCATGGCAGCGCAAGGAAGGCAAAAACCCCAAGGGTGGACTCAACGCCAAGGGACGTGCTTCCTACAACAAGGCCAATCCGGGCAAGCCGGGGCTCAAGCCCCCGCAGCCAGAGGGCGGCAAACGCCGCGACTCTTTCTGCGCCCGTATGGAAGGCATGAAGAAGAAGCTGACCAGCGCCAAGACAGCCAAAGACCCGAATAGCCGCATCAACAAAAGCCTGAGGGCGTGGAATTGTTGAAATGGATGTGACACTGTGGAACGCTGCACTGTCCCTCGTATCAGCCCTGATTTTGTTCTGGGTGAAGATGTCGACGGACGAGATGAAGCGCATTCAAATTCTCTTGAACCGCACTCGGGAAGAGATCGCGAAAGAGTATGTCACCAAGTCAGAGGTGCATACCGACATCAATCGCGTCTTGGATCGACTGGATCGGCTTGAAAAGAAGATTGATGACTTCATGAAGGAGCAGCGAAGTGCCCTCAACTAGTCGTAAACAACATAACTTGATGGCGATGGTGGCTAACGACCCCGCCGCTGCCAAGCGTGTAGGAGTCCCACAATCTGTCGGTCGTGAATTCATGAAGGCAGACAAGGGTAGGCGGTTTGGGTCAGGTAGCCGTGCTGACGCACAGGCAATCAACAAGCCCAAAACCAACCAAGGCAAGCAAGAACTTTTTGCAAAAGGTGGTGACATGAAAGAATCCAAGGAAATGATGAAAAAGGAAGTGTCCTTCATGAAAAAGAAGGGCGCTCCCAAGTCCATGGTCAAGCACGAAATGGCTGAGATGGGCATGAAGTACGGCGGCAAAACCAAGAAAATGGCTAATGGTGGTATCACCACTGCCAAGATGGGCGCTGTCAAGACCGCTGCCCCGAGCAAAGATGGTGTTGCTACCAAGGGCAAGACCAAGGGCACTATGGTCAAGATGTCCGGTTCCAAACCTCTGGGCATGAAAAAAGGCGGCTACTGCTGATAGGAGGCCATCATGGCTCGACGTTCTCGTTCACGCGATTTAGCTGGCCTCGCCGCACTTGGTGCGCTGGGGTTTATGGCTGGTAAGGGTCTTTACAAAAGACCCGGGGAGGAACTCGCGCCTGTGGAGGATCGGTTTATCCCGGGCGTTACTCCTACTGTTCGCGGAGATATGAGTCCCGCTGACTTGTATGCTGATGCTGCCTCGGGAGCGCGTCCAGAAATCAGGGAAAACGTCTTTGATGCTCCGATGGGCGTCCGAGAAAACGTATTTGATCCTCGTGCCGCTCGTCCCGCCACACCCCGTGTTGATCCCACCGCCGCAGCTTATGGAGACTCAAGCCGTCGTAGGGACGTAGTTCCCACCGCCGCTCCCACCGCTGCCCCCCGGATGACTCTCAAGGAGCAACTTACCCAGACAACTCTTGGTAAGCCTGTCACCCGCGCCGAAGGCGCTCCCAGTATCTATGACGGGTCTGAGGCGTGGGCGGCATTCCGTCAACAGCAAGCAGCAGCCAGCGCCAATCAACCGCCGACTCCTCAAGGCAGCGCCCGCAACATCGTGCAACAGATGCGCGAAAAAGACAAGGCTGTCTTGGCTGCTGTCCGTAGGCGGCAGGAAGAGGAAGCGGCAGCGGCTCAAGCTGAGCGGGAGGCTCAAGCTGAACGCCTTCGTGAAGCCCGTCGGATGCAGCCTCTTGGTGTTAATCCAGCGGCCATGCGGTTTCAAGACATGCAAGGAAGAATGGGGCTTAAAAAAGGCGGCGCAGTCAAAGCCAAGCCCAAAAAGATGGCTTCTGGTGGCATGTCCTCTGCGTCTAAACGCGGAGACGGCATTGCCTCCAAAGGCAAAACCAAGTGCAAGATGTATTGAGGTGTAATCATGACTCCCAAAGACGCCAAAATCTACAAGCCTCGCCGCCCCGGCACTACGCTGGCTGATGTGGTCACCCCTGAAGAGCGGGAACGCCGCGCTCGTATGCGTCAGGAGGCCAAGGATGTTGAGATGGCTCCTAAATTGGAGAGTGCTTACATGGGCTCCATGACTAGCACAGAGCCCGAGAAAAAAGCCAAGGGCGGCGTTACTCGCGCAGATGGCTGCATCACCAAAGGTCACACTCGTGGCACGATGGTCAGGATGGCGGGTGCCTGATCATGATGGCCAGCCGTGGCATGGGGGCCATTAACCCCAAGAAAATGCCCAAGAAGAAGGTCATCCACCGCACGGATGACCCGAACAGCGTGGACATGTACGCGGCTGGCGGCACGACCAAGTCCAAGGTCAATCAGGCTGGTGTCTACACCAAGCCGGGGATGCGCAAGTCGCTGTTTGAGTCGATCAAGTCCCGGGCGGTGCAAGGCACGGCAGCAGGTCAGTGGTCAGCCCGTAAGGCACAGCTTTTGGCCAAGCAGTACAAGGCCCGTGGGGGTGGGTACAAGTGAAAGCCCCGCAGCAGTCGCTCAAGGATTGGACCGCTCAAAAGTGGAGGACTAAAAGTGGTAAACGCTCTTCTGACACGGGTGAACGGTATCTTCCAGAGTCTGCAATCAAGGCTCTCAGCCCTGCTGAGTACGCTGCGACAACGCGTGCTAAAAGAAAAGGCAAAGCCGCCGGAAAGCAATTCGTGAAACAGCCACCCAAGGTGGCGGCAAAAACGGCGAGGTACAGATAATGGCAAGCAAATTTCCAGATTTGACGGGTGACGGCAAAGTCACTCAAGCTGACATCCTCAAAGGCCGTGGCGTTGAGGGTATGAAAAAGGGTGGCAGCACCAAATGGATTCAGTCCGCAATTAAGAAACCCGGGGCTCTGCGCTCCGCGCTTGGTGTGAAAGAAGGGAAGCCTATTCCCGCCAAAAAGCTGGCCGCAGCAGCCAAGAAACCGGGCAAGATGGGGCAGCGGGCCAGACTGGCACAGACTCTCAAGAAGATGAAGTGATGAACGAGCAGACCCAACCTGTTGAGACAGCCAAAGAAGTCGCTGGCAAGTCCATCGGCAGGTTTGGTCTGTTTTACATTACGCTGATCGTGTTGATCGGTGTGGGGTCGTCCTACTTCCTCTCCGAAGCTGCTATTACGGCAGTAATGACGATGATAGGCGGGGCTTTGGTTGCTCTGATTAACATGATGAATGGCATCGCTGGCACGGCTGAAAAGCAGGAAAAGCCTGAGTTCAAAGTCATTCAGACTTTGATTGAAAAGCTGGACCGGCTTGACCGGAAAGAGTTGCCGATGCGGGTTGATGTCGAGGGCGACAAGGTAACCGTCCGTAAGGGCGACGACGTTGTGACGGCAAAGAAGGAATGACATGGCCCAAACATCCGGCTCCAGTGCGTTTAACCTTGACCTGACCGAACTGGTCGAGGAGGCGTTTGAGCGTGCGGGTTCAGAGATGCGCACGGGGTATGACCTGCGTACCGCCCGTCGTTCACTCAACATCATGTTTGCCGACTGGGCTAACCGGGGCATCAACCTCTGGACCATTGAGCAGGGCACGATTGACCTTGTTCAGGGCCAGAACACCTACGCCCTGCCGACCGACACGATTGACCTTCTGGAGCATGTAATCCGTACCGGGGCCAATGTGGCGGCAACTCAGGCCGACCTAACCATCACCCGGATTAGTGTTTCTACCTATGCCACCCTGCCGAACAAGCTCCAGCAGGCCCGCCCAATCCAAGTATGGGTTCAGCGGTACAACGGCCAGCAGAGCCCGACCGGCCTGTCCATCAGTCAGGTGGGCGGCATTAACGCCACCGCCGATCAGATTACTCTGAACTCCGTGGTTGGCCTACCTTCGGCTGGCTTCATCAAGATTGACTCTGAGATCATCAATTATGGATACATCTCAGGGAATACCCTATACAACTGCTTCAGGGGGCAGGCTGATACCACGGCTGCATCCCACAGCAACGGGGCAACGGTCTATTGGCAGCAGCTTCCGGCCATCACTGTATGGCCAACCCCCGACAACGCTCAGCAGTATCAGTTCGTGTACTGGAGGCTGCGCAGGACGCAGGATGCCGGTGGCGGTGTAAACATCATGGACGTGCCTTTCCGGTTCATCCCGTGCATGGCGGCTGGACTGTCGTACTACCTGGGTATGAAGATTCCTGGCGCGGCTGAGCGTCTGGCTATTCTGAAGGCCCAGTATGACGAGGCATGGCAGTTGGCCGCTGATGAGGATCGTGAGAAGGCCGCAATCCGGTTTGTGCCCCGCCAGCAGTTCATCGGGAGCACTTACTGATGGGCAATAGGTTTGCCAGCGGTAAGTATGCGATTGCCCAGTGTGACCGCTGTGATCAGCGGTTCATGCTCAAGCAGCTTCGCCGTGAGGTTATCAAGACCAAGAACTACGAACTGTTGGTGTGCCCGGAATGCTGGGACCCCGATCAGCCTCAGTTGCAGTTGGGCATGTATCCTGTAGATGACCCACAAGGTCTGAGGAACCCCCGCCCGGACCGCAGCTACAGGCTGTCGGGCACCAGTGGATTACAAATTGAGACAGGTTCCGGGCCGCTGGGGACCGGATCGGTTGAAGGCGGAAGCCGCATATTCCAATGGGGCTGGAATCCTGTCGGGGGCTCTTCATTTTTCACCGCCACTGAGACGCCAAACAACTTGGTTATCACAGTGAATTTGGGCACAATTACGGTTGCAACGACATAAGGAGTCGATGATGGACAGCATGAAGAAAATTGCCAAGGCCGAGGTCAAGGCTCACGAAAAGCGTATGCACAAAGGCATGAGGGCTGGCGGCAAGACCAACAGCGACATGCTCAAGTACGGGCGCAATATGGCCAAGGTCATTAACCAGCGCAACCCTGGTCGCAAGGGAGGCTGATATGAACACTGACGATTTCAAGTATTTCCCGTCGGATACCAAAGACCCGATTGGAAAATACATTCAGCCCAAGGTGTATCCGTCTGTTGTGGTGGGTGAAGAGCCCGCCAAAGAGACGATGCGCAAGGCCAATGTGTCTGTTGCAAACGTCCGCAGCCAAGATTACGAGCCGACCAAAACCAGCGGCACGATGATGCGCGGTGGCGGCGCAGCAACGAAGGGCAAGATGTCTCGGGGCCCGATGGCTTGATATGACCTACACAGAGTTGATCCAAGCCATTCAGTCGTACACGGAAAACCAATTTCCGGACACGTACGACTACAACGGCGTTGCTGTATCTTCGCAAACCCAGCTTAATACTTTCATTAAGCAGGCGGAGCAGCGCATCTACAACTCTGTGCAGTTCCCATCTTTGCGCAAAAACGTCACGGGATCGACCACGCAGGACAACAAGTACTTGTCTTGCCCGGAAGATTTTCTTTCTGTGTATTCGATGGCTGTCATTGACGCTACGGGCGCGTACGAGTATCTGCTCAACAAGGATGTCAACTTCATCCGGCAGGCGTACCCCAACCCAAACAGCGACAAGGGGCTACCCCGGTATTACGCGCTTTTTGGACCGACTGTGTCTGGTGCGGTCATTTCTGATGAGTTGACCTTCTTGCTTGGGCCTACGCCAGATGCCGCCTACAACGTAGAGTTGCATTATTTCTACTACCCCGAGTCCATTACGGCAGCTGCTGATGGGCGTACTTGGCTTGGTGACAACTTTGACTCTGTTCTGTTGTACGGCTCCTTGGTCGAGGCTTACACCTTCATGAAGGGTGAGACTGACATGGTCCAGCTGTACAACGGCAAGTACATGGAAGCTCTTGCTCTGGCGAAGCGTCTGGGCGATGGTCTGGAGCGGAGTGATGCGTACAGGTCTGGCCAGTACCGCGCAGCGCCTCTGCCGCAGAATAACGGGGTGGCTTGATGGCCTTTACCGGCAACTACTCCTGCAACACGCTGCGGTCGGGGCTTGCCAACGGCACGATTAACTTCGCCTCGGACACGTTCTATCTGGCTTTGTATACAAACTCAGCCACGCTGGATCAAACAACCACGGCGTATACGACGACCGGAGAGGCGTCTGGTGGCAACTATGTCGCCGGGGGTTTGGTGGTGACTGCCACGGTGAATAGCCAAGAGACTGCCAGCGGCAGTATCACTTACGTCAATTTTTCGTCTCCTGCGTGGACGGGAGCGATAACTGCGCGGGGCGCATTGATCTACACGCCGGGTGACAACGGCGCTGTGTGCGTGTTGGACTTCGGGTCTGACAAAACTTCAACCACAACTTTCACCGTGCAGATGCCCGCAAACACAAGCACATCTGCTTTAATCCGACTTGTTTAAGGAGTCATCATGCAAAAGGAAATATCAAATTTTGGCGACCATGCAGAGGTGACGATGCAGTCAAATGTTGCTGGGTCCGAAACCGTTGGCATTGAGGGCTACTACCACGTAGAGTGCCGTGATGCTGATGGCAACCTCAAGTGGGCGGAAGAGTTCCCCAATCTGGTTAATGCCATTGGCAAAGAGTTGATGCTGGACACCCTGCTGTCTGGATCATCCTACACCACTGTCGGCCCGTACCTCGGCCTTATCTCTGGTTCGTCTCCGACCTTCGCGGCTGGCGACACGATGGCATCGCACGGTGGCTGGACTGAGTTCACCAACTACACCGTTGGCGGATCGGCTGTTCGCGGAACGGCTTCGTTTAGCGCGGCCACTTCAAGTGGTTCGTCGCCTACCAATGTGACAACCAAGACCGCATCGGCAATCACCTACACCATCACAGGTGGCGGCGGCACGGTTGGCGGCTGCTTCTTGGTGACCGGCTCTGGTGCATCTTCGACCCAAGGCAATACCTCGGGCACCCTGTACAGCGCAGGTGCATTTGGTACGGCAAAGATCACGACCGCAGGCGACACCGTAAGCGTAACGTACAGCACGACTGCAACCTCCTGATAAGGAGTCTTAAATGGCTCTGGTCCTTGCAAACCGTGTCCAAGAATCGGCCACGGCGAATACCACTGTAAGCTTCACGCTCACGGGGGCGGTTTTTGGCTTTCAGACGTTCGCTGTAATTGGCGATACAAACACCACTTATTATTCGGCCACTGACGGGTCGGGTAGTTGGGAGGTGGGCCTTGGCACGTATTCAACGACCGGACCAACGCTGACGCGCACGACGATCTATGCGTCGAGCAACTCCAACAACGCCGTAACCTTTTCTGGCACGGTTAACGTCTTTGTGACGTACCCGTCCGGGAAGTCGGTCAATCTGGATGCAAGCGGAAACGTCTCCGCTCTTGGGACTATTGCGTCTGGTACTTGGCAAGGCACCACTGTTGGGGTTGCTTACGGCGGTACGGGCGTGACTTCGTCTTCCGGGGCTAACTCGGTTGTGCTGCGCGATGCCGACTCAAACATCACGGTCAATCGGGTTAGTCAAGCCAACACCAGCACAACCGCAGCCGGGGGAACCACAGCCCTGACGGCAGCATCAAGCTACATCCATACCCTTGTTGGGACAGGCGGGCAGACATATACGCTGCCTGATGCCACTACGCTGACCACTGGCGTGGCGTTCTTGTTCAACAACATGGCCACGGGAACGCTGACAGTTCAGAACTATGCCACTGGCTCAGTCGGGACCTTCCCCTCTGGTGGAGCGGGCGCGGTTTTCTTGACGGACAACAGCACGACCGGTGGTACTTGGGACATCCACGCCTATCTGCCAGAGGGCGTCACGTTTGGCACAAACGCCTTTAACTTGGGCTCATCAGTTATTTCCGGTGGTACTTGGCAGGGCGGCACGATCCAGCCCGGTTATGGTGGCACTGGCCTGACCACATTCACCGGGGCCAATAACGCACTGTATTCAACTGGCGCGGCCACTTTGACCGCTGGTACTTTGCCAGTTGCGGCTGGTGGTACTGGAGCTACAACTCTGACCGGGTATGTGTACGGCAACGGCACCGGGACGATGACGGCATCGACCAGCATCCCCAATTCTGCAACTACCGCCACCAGCGCAAACACACCATCAGCCATCGTCGCCCGGGATGCTTCAGGCAACTTTAGCGCCGGTACGATTACAGCGTCTTTGACCGGAACCGCTTCGTCTGCCACGCAGTTGGCCACCGGCAGAACAATCGCTGCCACTGGGGATATTAGTTGGACAAGCGCATCGTTTGATGGGGCAGCCAATGTCTCTGGTACAGCAACTATCCAACCAGCCGCAATCACAGGTCGAACTGAGCTGACCTCTGGTCAGGTTGCCAGCGCAGATCAGTTGTTGATCTTGGATGTAACGGACAACTCGCTTAAAAAAGCGACGATTGCCAATGCAGCTTTGGCTGGCCCGACTGGCCCAACGGGGCCTACAGGACCCACGGGCCCAACAGGCGCAACCGGGCCGACAGGCCCAACAGGTGCGGCGGCAACTATTGCCGTTGGAACCACAACGACTCTGACGGCAGGTAGCCCTGCGACGGTCACAAACAGCGGCACATCGTCGGCGGCAGTCTTTAACTTTGGCATCCCAAATGGCCCTACTGGGGCTACAGGTCCAACCGGAGCTACAGGGCCAACAGGGCCAACAGGATCGCCCGGACCTACAGGGCCAACAGGAGCTACAGGTCCGACGGGGCCAACTGGTTCTCCCGGGCCTACTGGCCCAACAGGCCCCACAGGCACGGCAGCGACAATCGCTGTTGGCACCACAACAACCTTGTCGGCGGGCTCTCCTGCCACGGTGAGTAATAGTGGTTCTTCGTCTGCTGCGGTATTCAACTTTGGCATCCCCAACGGGCCAACTGGTGCAACAGGCCCAACGGGAGCAACTGGACCAACCGGCCCCACAGGCCCAGCGGGATCACCGGGACCAACAGGTGCCCCGGGACCTACAGGCCCAACAGGGCCAACTGGACCTACTGGCCCGACTGGACCAACGGGTCCGTCTACGCTGATCAACTGCACAAACACAACAACAAACGCAACGTATTACCCAATATTTGTTGGTTCTGCGGGTACAAACGACACACCACGAGTTCGGACAACAGCAACAGCGTTTTCTTTTAATGCAAGCACCGGGAACCTTACGGTGCCCGGAACAGTTGCCGCTAACTCAGATGAGACCCTGAAAACCGACTGGGTTGATTTGGGCGCAAGTTTTGTTGAGTCACTTGCTGGGCTGAAGGCTGGCACGTATCTGCGTACCGACACGGGCGTTCGGCAGGTTGGTGTGAGCGCACAGTCGCTTCAAAAATTCCTCCAAGAGGCCGTGGAAGCAAATGATCAGGGCATCCTATCCGTTGCTTATGGCCACGCCGCCTTGGCGGCTTGCGTCAAGCTGGCCCAGCGCGTTTTGGAGCTTGAGGCCAAGTTGGAGGGCAAGAAGTGAGCCATCTTCCAATTTGGTACATGGGTCAGCTTGGTCATGAGATGTGTGATCGTGTTGTGTCTGAACTATCTGTAATTGAAACTAAGACCGCCACGATGGGCGTCGATGGCTCAGAGACAGATGTGGCTATGCGTAAGACCCAAGTCCGGTTTGCTGACGCAGGGTATTGGCTTGAGGGTATCTTTGAGCGGTTTGCTGCTGAGGCCAACAAGAACTGCAAGTGGGAGTACCACCTCACGGGCGCAGAGCGGGTTCAGTTTGCTGAGTATGGCCCAGAGAACCACTACGGCTGGCATGTGGACACCTTCACGCTTTCAGGAAACCCGATAGACCGCAAAATCACCGTGATCTGCCTGCTCAATGATGAGTTTGACGGCGGCACGTTTGAGATACGTCTGTACTCTGACTACAAAGTTCCGCTGGTCAAGGGGTCTATGATTGCGTTCCCGTCCATCCTTGAGCACCGGGTTGTCCCAGTCATTGATGGAACACGCTACTCAGCCACCATGTGGTTCAATGGCCCGAGGTTCAGGTAACCATGCTCGGCATTGGAAGTTTTGCCCAAACACCGTTTGCATCGCTTGCGGGGTCTAACTTCATATTTAATGTTGCTGAAGATTTTGGGGCGGCGGATGCCAGCACCCAACTGTCTGCGTTTCTCTTCAGCCAGACGGAACCCATCACTGTTGCAGATGCGGAGTCCACAGCAGGTCTGTTCTTTGGCAGCGTCATTGAAGACTCCGGTCTTGCTGATGCCAGCACACAGCAGTCGGCGTTCTTGCAATCTATTACTGAAGACAGCGTCCTTCAGGACGACGTAGCGATTGCGGCCCAGTTTGCCGTGACGCTAACGGAAGACACCGTGCTGGTGGATGACACGGCGCAGACCTTCTTCCAGTTTTTTCAGACCCGTACAGAAGACATTCTGGCTGTTGATGACGCAAGCACTCAGCAGTCGGATTTTCTTCAGTCTAGGGCAGAAAACGTCGATCTGGCTGATACTCCCGTTATCACCGCTCAGTTTGCTGTCAGCAGGACAGAGGACTCCGTGCTGGACGATGCGAGTACCCAGCAGTCCAATTTCTTGCAGTCGCAGACGGAAAACGCTAATCTGGCAGATGTCCAGACAATTGCTGCCCAGTTCTCCGTGTCTCGCACGGAAGACTCTGTCCTAGCCGATTCCAGCACGCAGCAGTCCAACTTCCTTCAAACAAGGACTGAGAACGTCAATTTGGCGGATACGCCGACGGTAACTGCGCAGTTCGCCCAATCCATTTCAGAGGGCTTCACACTGGCTGATGTGCCAACAATCGCCGCTCAGTTCGCCCAGAGCGTCACAGAAGGCGCGTCTGTAGCCGACGTAAGCACCATCATTCAGTTGTTCTTTGCGACAGTCATCGAGAACTTTTCCGCTGCCGACGCTAATACGGCAAGCCAAGGCTTTTATTTTTCCGTTTTTGAAAATCTCAACAGCGCCGATGCCGCTACGGTAATCGCCGGGTTCCAAGCCGCAGTGACGGAGAACTCAGCCTTGGCTGACAGCTTCGGTGTGGCAGGCTGGATCAAGATCATTGATGCACAAACCGCCGCGTGGGCAAATATCGACAACCCGCAGCCAGCCGGATGGACTGGCATAGGTGACAGCCAGAACCCGAACTGGCAGAATATAAACAACGAATGAGGACAGCATATGAGCACGTACTCTCCAGACCTGCGAATTGAGCTGATTACCACGGGTGATCAGGCGGGTACGTGGGGCACCACGACCAACACCAACCTTGGAACCATCATTGAGGATGCGATTTCGGGGTACGTCACGGTGTCCGTGACCTCTGCCAATCAGGCGTTTACCGCTCTTAATGGCGCGGCAGATGAGGCGCGTAACGCCATGATCCGGCTGACCACAACTACAACAGCCGCCTTTAGTGTTTACGCCCCGCCAAGCTCTAAGCAGTACATCATCTGGAACAACAGCGGGTATGCCGCCACGATCTATAACTCCACCTCGCTGGGCAACACAACTGCTGCGGGCGCCGGGGTCACGGTTGCTGATGGTGATCGTGTGGTGGTATTTTCCAACGGCACCAATTTTTACTCCATCAACGCCGCCAACGTCAGCGGAACGGTTGCCATCGCAAATGGTGGTACAGGTCAAACCACGGCAAATGCAGCATTTAATGCTCTGGCCCCCAGCCAAACATCTGCCAATAATAAGTATTTGAAATCAGACGGTACAAATGCAAGCTGGGATGCCATTGACATCAGCACGGCAGATATAACCGGGGTATTGGTTGGCGCAAATGGCGGTACTGGGGTTAATAATTCTGGCAAAACCATTACCCTCGGGGGCAATCTTGTAACCTCCGGGGCGTTTAATATTACGCTGACCGCTACAGGCGGTACAAACGTAACCCTGCCAATTACCGGAACGCTGGCCACGCTTTCCGGGTCAGAGACGCTTGTTAATAAGACGATCAACGGCTCAAGCAATACGCTGGTCAGCATCCCCAACAGTAGTCTCGTCAACAATTCCGTGACGATCAACGGCTCTGGGGTTTCTCTTGGTGGCTCTATCACCATCACGGCGACGGCAACCAACGCTTTGACTATCGGTACGGGACTCTCTGGCACGAGCTATAACGGCTCTTCACCCGTAACGATTGCAATTGATTCCACGGTTGTGACGCTGTCAGGCAGTCAGACCCTGACCAATAAGACGCTGACAAGCCCGACATTGACCACTCCTGCATTGGGCACCCCGGCATCAGGTGTTCTTTCAAACTGCACGGGCTTACCGCTGACTACTGGGGTAACCGGAACATTGCCTGTTGCCAACGGCGGCACGGGGGCTACCACTGCGGCGAATGCACGGACAAACCTTGGACTTGTGATTGGTACGGATGTCCCGTCACCCACTGGCTCAGGCGCATCTGGCACTTGGAACATAAGCATCAGCGGCAACGCCGCGACGGCGACAAGCGCAACCAGCGCAACAAATGCCACGAATGCCACGAATGCAACAAATGCAACCAAACTGGCCACAACCAATTTCACCGTGGAAGAGTCCGGTGGTAAATTGATTTTCAAATACGGCGCAACGACCATTGCGTCTTTGGACTCTGCCGGAGTATTCACTGCACTCAGTGATGTTACTGGCGGCGGCACACCTTAAGGAGTAATCATGCCAACCACCTTACAAAACACCAATATTCTGTTTAATGATTCCAGTACGCAAGGGACAGCGTGGTTAGGGGGCCGGGGGCAAGCGTTTACCAGTAATGGCACATTTACTATTCCAACGGGCGTTACCGCAGTTAAGGTGACTGTGGTTGGTGGTGGCGGTGGCGGCGGTAATGGCGCTTTTTTTTCTTGTGTTGGCGGCGCGGGCGGAGG